ATTTCATTCTCTAATGTTTATACCACATGAAAGGTTCAATGCAATTGTATCAACTGGGTGCAAGCCGTTCAACTCAGGTCAGTATGGTTTTAAAAATACTAATATTATGAAGAAACACTTTGAAAACCTTAATTGGCTTATGAGTGTTTGGCCGGGTGAATATTTTACAGATCAAGTATTCATGTGTTACTACTTTTGTATGTATAACCTTACAACAGAAACATTTCAACAACATACAGAGTTATTCAACGTATCATTTAAAGAACAAATTCCTGCAGGTGATAAACTATTATGTCATTTCATCGGCCATTGCCAAGAAGCACTACCGAAAATAGAAAGAATGAAACAATATGCCAGTTAATCACGATAAAAAATTATTATTTGTACATATACCAAAGTGCGCTGGAACAACTATTGAAGAAGCATTCAATATGCCAAATAAAGAATCAATTCAATATACAGATAATAAAGAACCGGATCATTTAGTTTCAACAACACACTTAAAGGCATCTGAACTAATAAAAAAGCTAGGTGATACAACTGATTACTATAAGTTTACAATTGTGCGCAATCCATTTGATCGGTTAGTATCTGCATTCTATCAGATACAACGTAATATATATGTACCACAAAAAGTGAAAACCATGAAATTCGGTAAATTTGTTAGATATATTGAAACTATTGATCCAATTGAACGTTGTTATGTTTTTGATGGTCATCTAGAAACCCAGTCGTCATTTATCGATCTGGGAGATGTAACTATTTTTAAATATGAATCAATTCAAGAGTGTTTTGATTTTCTTAACAACAACTACGGACCAGTCACTTTTGGTCATGCGTTAAAGTCAACAAATCGAGGGGACTACAATCTTTATTTTGATGATGCTACACAACAGATCGTTCAGAATATGTATGCGGTTGATTTTGAACGATTTGATTACTCTACTCAACCATAAGTTCCATATATATCGGTATTATTGATGCTCTGATCAAATACCTTTTCAATGCTAAGCTGATCCACATTACCTGGGTATGATTTTTCATTAACAGATCGTTGTATCTCTGCAATTGCAAGTTCAAAGTCACCATCGAGGTGTAGTATTACAGTATCGTCATCAAGACTTATAACACTATAATCAGGTACAGATGAAATAATACCAGAAAATGTATTATCATAAACCTGATTATTTCCTGATTCACCAGACAATCCAGGCTCAAATGAGTATTCAAATCTCTTACCTTTTAATCTATAGATGTATGATCCATAGATCTGGTTAATAGCTGGTATATCTTCATCAACTCGTTCAGTAATTTCGTAGTATCTTGGACCCCTATCACCTGGTCTGCATGCATAGTCTACTAGTTCTACAACATCTCCAGACTTCGGTTCAACTCTCTGACCAAACGTATTGTATTGCAGCGAGCTAAATACAGATGTGAATGTATCAATGTGTAAATAACCTGTGAATTCTTCTTCACTTACAAATCCAAACTTACGTAGTGTGATTGCATTTGCTCCAATCTCCACATACATTCTAATACGTTGTGGTAGTGTAAATGGTCTTGTTGGATCTTCACCGTAAAAGTTATCTGTTGCAGACACACTATATGTGTTAACATAGTAATTAACATTCGTGCCGAAATTATTAATTAAATCTCTATATGCACTATCATAGATAGCCTGTTCACCTTGGAGATTATCTGCATTAAAGATCTGACAACTTTGTGTAGCTTGCCCAGCAAATATATTGCAACTCTGTAATGGTCTACAATCACTCATTTTGTAATGTAATAATTACCCCCACGATTAATTAGTTTTTGTGAAGAGTTAGAGTTAATTGACTTCTCCTGACCCTCTTGTGGTAAATCTATACCATACTGTTTTGCAAGCGCAAAAGCTCTATCATGTGATAAAAATGTTTCTCCTGCCTTACCTTTAGCAATAGCTTCAACAGATGCATGTTTTCTATCACCAACAACTTTATCTATCTTACCAACGATATTACCATTCATGTTCATGATATTACGACGTGGGTTACGAGACTTAGTATGAAGCGTAAGGCTACTCATACTATGAAGTTGTTCAAAAAATTGCTTGAAATTAATCACACCAATATTTAATAGAAAACCCGATCAATTACGATCGGGTTCTCCAATTATTAGCTATTTACTATTTTTAGGCAGCAAAGAAGTCACCACCAACCTTGCTGGTCTTTGTGCTCTTTACCTTATTACCACCTTTTTCACCCATATCTGGTTTCTTATTACCAATTTCACCTGCATTACCATCTACAGTGTCTGTATACTTACCGTCACCGGTCTTACCAGTACCTGGCTTGAGCTTTGCATTAACCTTATTGTCTTTACCAGTAAGTGTTGATTTAGCACCATGAAGTGGTGTACCAAGTGATTCTTCATCTTCTTCGAAAGAACCACCAAATTCATCTTCACCCTCACCTGATTCGTCTTCCATGGTTTCGTCTTCACCAACTTCGTCTTCACCACCGATAACGGTCATAAGAACATCGTGTAGCTGTTTTGCAAGATCTCTTGAAAGTGTGATTGTTACTTGATCGTCTTCACCACCAAGGTCATCACCCATATCTTCAGCACCATCATCAATACCAAGTGCATCAAGTTCCATTGCTCCGTCGTCTTCAGACTGACCCATCATTACGTTTTCGTATAGTTTATCAAAAATAGATTTGCTCATAAAATTATTTATTGCTCGTTGTGATATTTTTTCAACAATTTCCTCGTCTTCATCTGAATAAGAAAGGTTATCAATATTGTATGCATTGTCTTTTTCTTCCTTTTTAGACATCTTGTTTGTATCAATCTCTGCAGGTTTGAACCCACCCTTTTCAGACGGACCACCAGCTTGTAGATCTGCGACACCTTTATCGTTAAGATTTTTACCACCAGGACCCTTTTTCTGTGGGAGTGCCTTTTCTGCAACAACTTGTACATTGTTAAGCATATTGCCGTAGATTTCACCAAGTTTGAACATTGTTTGTTTTGACATACTAATTATATTTAGTCAGCTCTGTATAAAAACACAGGTAAAGGTATCTGTTTCTTCCATTTTAGTCATATGCTTAAGATTATATCGATATTTTTTAAGCTCTTTCCGTAGCATTGGAAACCGTTCTTTATGAATATTGATAATAATACTCCTATGAATAGAATCAAATAGGATAGAGTCTGCGAACTCCTGACAAACACTTACTGCTCTATCTACAAGTGGTGCTATAGACATATATATTATTTAGAGATATGGCTGAACCTGTAAAAAAGAAACAAACTTACCTAAATAACCCTGCACTACCTACTGCTGGAGCTGTATTCGAATACACCCCAGAGAAGGTAAAGGAAATTAAAAAGTGTTCACAAAATATTTTACACTTTGCAGAAGAGTATTTCTTCATCGTTCATCCAGATAAAGGTAGAATGAAAATTCCTCTTAGACCATATCAACGTCGAGTGTTAAGAAAGATGAGAGATAATAGGTTTTTCATTTTATTATCACCACGACAGAGTGGTAAAAGTACACTATATACAATTCAAGCATTACATCATGTATGTTTTGAAGCGGATAAACGTGTTGTTATTGTAGCTAACAAAGAAGCAACAGCTATTGAAATTTTCAAACGTATTAGGTTAGCGTATGAGGAACTACCCAATTGGTTAAAACCGGGTGTTGAGGAATATGGTAAGACATCGATGAAATTAGCCAATGGATCTGAAATTAGTATTTCAACCACTACTGGGAGTGCTGCTCGTGGTATGGCTATTTCCTTATTATTTATTGACGAACTTGCTTTCATTGAGCCTGGTCTTATGGAAGATTTTTGGAAGTCGGTATATCCAACAATTTCTTCAGCTGAAAAATCAAAAATATTAATTGCATCAACACCTAATGGTACAGGTAACCTTTTTCATAAATTATGGACTGGAGCAGTTAAAGGTGATAATGGATTCGGTTATGATGAAATTAAGTGGGATGAACCACCTAACCGAAATGAAGCATTTAAACAGAAAACCATTGAAAACTTAGGTTCATATGAATCCTGGTTGCAAGAGTATGAATGTGTCTTCCTTCAACATGGTGATGGTGCTATTGATTATGAGCACTTTGATAAACTTATTAAATCAGCAAAACCTGTTGTTGAAATGTATGAAGATGGTTGTTACAAAATATTTGAGCCAGCAACTCTTGATAGAATCTATGTTGCTGGTGTAGATACAGCTGAGGGTATCGGTAAAGACCATTCTGTCATTGTAATATATGATATGACTGATCTTACTAACGTAGAACAAGTTGCAATGTATTCTAGTAACCGTATCTCACCATATGACTTTACTACAAAAACGTATGAAATCCTATGTCAATGGGGTAAACCACTAGCTTTAATTGAACGTAATGGTGTTGGTGCACAGGTTGCTGATAATTTACGAAATAGATATTCATATGAAAAAATGGTAAATTGGGGTGGTCAACTTGCAAATCGTAAGCAACAAAACGGTATGATTTCTCACTCTAACACAAAAGGTAAGGCTATTACCAATATGCGTTATTGGATGAATGAATTAAAGTGTGTTAAATTGAATGATATTGAGACAATTAAAGAGTTTCGTGATTTTACAAGGTATCCAAATGGTTCGTGGGCAGCCAAAGCAGGTTGTCATGATGATAAAGTAATGGCAACAGTGTGGGCATTAATGGCTTTGTTTGATGATATCTGTCAATTATACTTTGAAATTGCTGAAACAGATGATAATAACAAGCCAAAGAAATTAATCGTTTCAGATCTAGGCTACAACCTATTAATTAACCCCAAATCAATATATACCGATAATGAGATATTCAATAATGATATATTTACCTTACCTTGTGTATTCGGAATTGGTGGTCAAGTTAATAGTGACATAAATACAATGGAACAAGATGGTTGGATGATTTATGGATAATATACAAACAGTTTTAAACAAATCGAGTCAGGATAAATTTTTACTTACCTTTTCTCTACCAAACGCACTCAAGCGTATTCAATCAACATCAAGAACAAATTTAACTCTTGATATAGATACTATGCAATTCTCTATATACGGTACAATTGTACCGAAAGTTGAGAAACCAGCTGTTCAAATTCGGTATTCTGGTAGCACATTATATAACTCAGCTCATTCTATTAACCCATTTCCACCTGTGAGTGTTAAATTTACTGTTGATAATAGGTATAACAACTACTGGGTCATATATCAGTGGTTAAATCTACTGCAGAATGAAAAGACTGGTATATTTGATCAACGAGATCTAATTAAAAACGATGACTTTGACCAATATCAGACAGAATTTATCATAAGTGCACTTGATGAATATGATAATAAAGTTGCAAATTTTGTATATACCAAGGCATTTCCCGTATCTTTAGGTGAGATTAACTTTGATTACCGAACCAGTACAGAAATTGAGTGTTCTTTTGAGTTTGTTTTTTCACAACTTAACATAAATCTTATTCAAGTGTAAAAATCAAGTTGCAAATCCATAAATATTGTTATGGCAACAAAAAGAACTATACAATCTCCTGGTGTAGAAATTAGAGAATTTGACTTATCAGAAAGACTACCAGCTCCACTCGGAACTAGTATTTACATTACCGGATTCGCTAATCAAGGTCCTACAGATGAAGTAAATCAAGTTAATAGCGTAGCAGAATTTGAATCAATTTACGGTAAACCAACAAATGCATCTGAACGATATTTTTATCACACTGTAAAAGGTGTACTACAAAGCCCTGGTGTAAGAGCTAGTGTTAACAGAATTCCATATGGTAGTGCAACAGGTACGGGTTTTGGTAGCTTTTATACAGCTCTCGTATTTCCAGCACAGTTATACAATGCAAGTACATCAGCTCTTACAACAAACCTAAATGCCCCAAGTGGTGTTTATTTCTTAGGTAAGCCAAAGCAGTTTTCAATCACAAAAGATGAATATCAAACCATTGTAGATGGTTCTGGGTTCACTTGGTCGTCAACAGCATCGGGTGTATCTGCTATCAATACTATTGCAAACTTCGGTAATGCTGGTATGGTTGTTGTAAACAAAGGTCAAACAGTAATTGATCAATCATTCAAAGGTTATTACATTGGTATTGTTGATAACGTTGACGCTGATAACATTGGATCGTCATTCAATAAGATTCAAACAGCATTAACAGTTACTCAGACTGCAGTCGGTGGTCTTACTAACTATACATCAATTCCATCAACAGTATTAACATTTAACCTTACAGCTGCATCTGGATCTAATTCAGATTCAATCTCATATATTTTAGAAACAGCGTCAAGAGGGTATGTTATTGGGAATGATCCACAATACGATGACGTTCTAAATCTTGGGGTATTCAAACTTAATAACAGTGTATTCCTTGATGATCCTAATAAGCTAGTATATAGCCCGCAGGAATTATACACCGGATCATTTACAAATCCATTCAGACAAGCAGCTCCTCTTAACGGTGGTCAACCTGTAACATATTCTCTTCAGAATATCGTTGGTGATAGAAGTCCTAATATTACGATGTTGGTTAACCCATACATCACTAACCAAGCTGTTGATAGTTTAGGTAAAGGTACATCGTTTGATTCAACAAACGCAACAAAGACTCTAAAGAAAGTTCGTACAATTAACAACAACATGGTTGCAAATTATACAACGTTGTCATCATATGTTGGATTTAACGTACCTCTTACATCTATCCAATCACTAACATCTACTCTTGGATATGTTGATAGCTTGTTACCACTAGGTACATATTCACCAACAGGTCCAGATAATGCTAAGATCGTTGGTAACTTACCTGGTAAGCTTAATCGCTCTCTTAGTAAGATTAAAGACGATGAAATCTACGACATTGATATGCTTGTTGAAGGTGGGTTAGGTACAATTTATGCTTACACTCAACTTGGTGGTGTATCTGCATATGATGATACAGTATATAACACTGCATTTGAAACAGCACTTAGTTCAATTCAAGTTACAACAAATACAACTGGTACATCGGTTCAAACTTATTATAATGCTATTATTAACGAATTCTTAAGCATAGCTAATACATATCAGAATGGTGGTCGTGGTGATACATTCTTTATTGCTGATCCAATCAGACAGATCTTTGTCAAAGGTCAAAACAATAAGGTAATGGAAAATCCAAACACTGTATTTTCAAGAGATGTATATTGGGCTCTTAGAAATCTTTACAACACAACAGATACATCATACGCTGCAACGTTTGCAAACTGGGTTGCTGTTATCGATGGTGTTACAAATGTGAAGACTTGGGTACCAGCTTCAGGATTTGTAGCTGCTAGAATGGCTGCGACAGATGATCTTATCG